AATGAACTGCCGTTTTGGAATATGTATTTTACTACCGACTTTCATCAATGCCATATTTTTATAAAATTCGGCTTCGTCACTTATCTTCAGGGAGCCTTTTGAAGTTTTACCATCCTTTTTAAACTTCACCTTTCCGCTCAGCTCGTAAAATTTTGCCCAAAAGAACCGCTTCATTCGAACAGTAACAACGATGTCACCACCTTCGTTATGAATTTGTGCATGTGGCTGTCCGGAACTAAATACAACGCCGCTATTTTGTACCCTGGCACGGATAGAACCGCGCAACCCTCCACCCCCTCTTACCACTAAGAGACTTCCTTTCCCTTCGCGTTTACGTTGTGGCCATCGTTCAGAAAAGAACGCCTTACGCTCAAAGTTCCGGTCAAACTCATCCAGGAGTTCGACTTTCATGTCATTGAGAATATTTTTATTGAGTTCCGATGCAGTCATTAAAATATTTACTATTTATTCATTTACTATTTACTATTTCATCTTCTCAATAATCTTTTGTGCATCCTTTACATCTTTCGGGCTTCCTTCTCTTGACATGTATGGGTGTTTATCCGGGAATATATTAAGTGTTTCTCCCGGGTTAGTTCTAAACATGGCCGATTTGTTTACACCATCTTTATCCAGATTAGTTGTTGCTATTATACCACGATCAATTGATTCCGTAGAGTCAGATAACGGGTATTTATCTTTCATCACCTGGACAACTGTGCAACGGCAGTTCCAACCTAACGGTGGTACGTATTTACTCCAAAATACATCATCTGATGCAAGGGTTGTATTTGCCAACGCAGCGTGATCAGCGCGTACCTTTGCATCTGCCGCTGTTCGGAACTGAAGGTTATAACGGTCGCCATCCTTTTTAAAATCCTGCCATTTAGAGGCGGTCTGTGCAGAATGGATTGCAAAATTGTACTCGGCATTCAGGTAATTGACATTGTAGGTTTCGTAAATAGACTGTACCTCTAGTTTGAATGTTTCAAAGGGTTTGATTTCACCTTTGTCAGTCAGTAACAAAAGAGATACCTGTTTTAATTCATGATACCCTTTCATCCCGGAGAATACAAAAGTATTTTGTTTCAATGCTTCCAGTACTGTTTTTGGAACTACATATTTCAAAGCGGCAGTGGCTATTCCTTTTTCAAGGGCTGCATCAAGTATCCGGTTAATTTCATTGATCAGATCACGTGGTGCCTTTTGTTTTAACATGGCAGGAGTGATGGTACCGTTATCATGAATGAATTTTATGGCACGATTAAAAATGTCCTGATCGAAAGAAGGTATCCATTTTGCAAAAAATAGGATGTCCGCATTTGCATTTTTGCCGTATAGTAAATTGACAGCGTTGTTTAGCCCTGAATAGTATTCAGGGCTTATTGAAAAAAATTGATCGGTGTTTTAGGTTTTGGTGTCTTTTTTCCTTTCTCTTCCAGGGGATCGGGTTCTACCGGTGGTTCTACTTTTGTAGGTTCTTTTATACCTGTAATCTGGATATTATACTTGTCAGTAAAATAGGCGGGAGCAATGATATAACCGTATTTAAGTAACATGTCCTCAATGGCACGTTGTTCTTCCGGTTTATAGTCGATGCTTACATCCCAGTCAAACCGATAACCTTTTACAGGAAAACCGTGCATCATCATAAAGGGCAACAATTTATTGTTGACAAGGTCACGGATAAAGTCGGCATCCGCTTCAATGACGTTCTTCAAAATCTCTAAATGCACCTCACTCTGTGATCGTGAACTTCCATTATCCAAGGTCATGGTTGAATTTAATACCCCTTTGGACATTTCAGAGTTGGCTCGGTCAATACGTTTATCATAGACGTTAAATGCATCGCCACGTGTTGTTTCCTTTATTTCAATTTCGGTACCTTCAGGGAAAAGACCCCAGGCAGCGGCACCCATGTCGGATAACATCTTTTCTACTTTTGTAATTTCGGCTTTATCCCGGCTTGTAGTCTTCCCGATCCGGATAGGCATTCCAAAGAGTTCTCCAAAAGCATCCCAGAACGCTAACATGTTCTTTTTGCTTATTGCCTGAGGTGATATCTTCAGAAACAATCCTAAATCAAATGGGTTACCCGCTTCGATACACCATGTAGCCAGTTCGCCGGTCCGATAATCAATACCCATAGTTGGGAGATCACCGACCTCCTTTACAATTACCCCAAACTCAGGCATCACATGTTTCCGCGGTACAAGAGTTGTATTTTCAAACTGCCGTTTATCATCAACGGTAACAATGTCTCCAAATTGAATTAATGAGTGACCCCAGTACCGGGAATCCAATGCCAGGGAAATGAAATTTTTAAACCATTCCGTTTCAAATATCTCAGTTATATCGGAATTTTCCTTTTTCCCTTTTTTGTCTACCAGTTTAAATGATTTGCGTTGTGTAAATCCTTTGCGCTGTGATACGGCACCGGTAAGATGAAGATCAATATCTACATCAGTATAAACGTCGTACAAGCGGGCACGCCGTGGATGTTCTACCACAATAGCCATTTGCCAGGATTGCCGCCAGTCTCCAATATCTTTTTTAGTCAGATATTGAGTACGATTGGCTAGTTCTATAATCATAGACTTGACGTGTTCTTGTTTCACGTTGTCCATTGCCAGTAGCATTTCGGGAGTATAGCTCATTATTGTTTGAAGTTTGAAGTTTAAAGTTTGAAGTTACCAGTCATTACGCTGTTTTGGGAGTGATCCGTATTTTATATCACTACCTATGTCGGTTCCGGTGGAGTCGGTTAAGGGTGGTAGTTCCGGTGATGCTTTTCCTGCCTGTACATCTTTTAGCCATGCAACGGCACTTTTGTAACGCGTTTCACGTATTTCAAATCCCATTTTTTTGGGTAACCAGGCGATAAGATGATAGAGTGCCATGTCACAACAAACCATAACTAACTGCGAGTTTCGGGCATCACCTTCAGCTATAAATGCGGCAACTATATCGTACCGGTTACGCAGGTAAGAACTGATTTCTTCCCGTGCGTAGTTTTCCGCTTTTTGTCGGGTGGCTTCGTCTGACTGCTGAATTACATCGAGTGTAACGGCATCGGTAACGGCTGAATAATCGGATTGAGTTAAAAACATGATTAAAATGGTTTAAAGAGTTTGAAAAGTTTGAGGTTTGAAAAGTTACCTGGTACAATAAAGTGCCATCTTTTCAATATTGGTAATGGTTAATCCTTTTTTAAATGTGCCTTCCTTTATAAGTTCCTTCAGGTTCTGTTTTGATTTAACCAGGGGTTTTCCATTATACCATAATACAAAGAATTTATTTCCTGTTTTCTCGAAATAACGGTTCGCTTTTCTGACAGCGCGTTTAACCAGGATATTTTCATACTTGCGTTTTAGAAAGAAAAAGAATTTTAGCATAATGTGTGTGTTATTTGATTATTGTTATTTTGGGGACATTGGGGACATTTGTGACCATTACCATGTATTCTTGGAAGTTGACCGGGCACCCAATGAAGGCGAATAGATTTCTGCACGGGTACGCTTTTGAAGAATGTAAATAGCACCTTCGTCGGCATCGGGAGCATCATCGTGCGTGCGAGAGCCTTTTTCAAAGCTCAGGGTCTGTTCAATACCGGTAAGCATATCACGATCGGTTTTCATGGCTTCATTGTACCACACAAAACCACGTTCCCATAATGGACTGACAGCTTCCACACGTTGGTATTTGTCAGGCTTTTTGCGTTGATCAGGTCGGATGGGTAACTGATAACCCCGAAGATTACCTTCAGTGGTGAACTCATCCAGGATAATGTCCTGCAAAAAATTTGCTTCCATGTAATAATCACAAATGACACCTTCTGGCATGGATTCATGTAAGTCATAGAACCAACGCACCATCTCTGAGGCTGAACACTGCCTTACAAATGCTTTAATGTTATGAAGCTCGGTGCCTATTTTACCCCACACTTTTATGGCCTTATAGTCGTTTTTGGTGGTGCCTTTAAAGGACGGGTCACAATAGGCAACGATGCTTTCATATTTATGCAGGGCGGGAAACTTTTTCCACCTCACCCAGTCATTTTTAAATACAGCCCCTTTTGTTATGGGGTTATTCATATATTCTTTTTGAAACGAGCGGTACCCCATAAAGAGTTCTTTCGCTTTGATCCGCTCATCAGTCCAGTACTCAGGCCACGACGGTTCCCCGTTTTTATCCCTCACATTTACCTGAAGTACATATACCGTTTCGATGGCTGCAATATTGGCCAGTACGCTGTTCTTTCCAATTAAATTACCTACCATGATAAAGCGACCGCCTTTGGCAGAAAAAGAACCGAATAAGGCTTCTTTTACCCAATCTGTCATCTTACTTACACGCGCTTCATTCTCTACCAGTTCGTCATCATCCAAGTCATCAATAACAATGTAATCTGGTCGGTTTTCCTTATATCGTAAACCACGTGGGGACTGACCCCTACCGCGTGAGAAAAATGCACAATCATCTGCCGTAACAAATTCACCTTCTGTCCAACTTCCGGCATTGTATTGTTTACCAAAGTCATTTATATACCTTTGGTTATACTGTAATTCTGCCTGAACATCCCCCAACAAAGTATCTGCACTATCCTGACTTTTACCCACCAACACCATCACGTTAATTTCGCGTTTCTTCTGACATTTAAGCCAGAGCGGAATCATAATGTCGACATGGGTAGATTTTGCATGCCCACGAGCCCACTTAAATACAGCCTTTATGTCTGCATTATCCTTTATTTTGTTGGCTGCTTTAACATGAAATTTTGCATTTGGAATAACAAGTCCCGTCTCTTTGTCCACGCAGTAATGTGGAAAATAGTAGGCAACAAAAGCATTGTAGTCTTTACGTACTAATTCGATACGTGCTGATTTTTGGGCATGAGTTTCCGACTTGTTTACGGTAGTTTGACTTTGCACGGATGTACAATGTTCTTTCCATACCCTTAATGCTTCCTTCTGTTCTGCCGCCGTCATGTTACTTTGTTAGATGTTCGGAAATATACAAGTCTTGATATTTGTTGATTGCTTTCACCAATTCGGGTGTAACATTGGCATCGAACGATGAACGGTACTGAATCCATTTACCAAAAGCCATAAATACTTCAATTGCGTCAACTATGTTGGCCTTTTTATCCAGTTTTTCAATAACAGATGCCAGTTTTGAAAGCTTATCACTTAATCCCGCTAAAGCTGCCGGATCATTACTGGCATTAACTTCATCCAGTAGTTTATTGACGGTTACCAATAACTTATTCACCAACTCGGGACGGGTGATGTTTTGTGCCGCTTTTACACTTTCCCAACCACCTGTTTTTACCCATTTTGAAATGCTGACCGCCGACGCTCCTACCTTTTCGGCTATACTTTTTTGAGCTTCACCTTGCAAGTATAGTATCCGGGCGTGTTCTTTCTTTTTCTCCTGTTCTTTCCTTGTTGACATATTGACATGTTTAATACGCTGCAAATTTGAGGTTATTTGAGGGTAATAAAAAAAATGTGTGACAAAATGGCAGTACTTTTTTTATGAATGATGGGAAACGTATTTCTTTGCACACGACAATCAACAACAATTTAAGAAAACGCCAATGAGCTATGATGTAATTATCAGTAATTCCAACCTGAACTGCTTTGGATTCCGGGTATTGACAATGGGTATTGATATAATTCAGTTTGCCCGCAATCCGATAATGCTTTGGATGCATAACCGGCCATATAGCGGAAATACTGATTCAGTGCTTCCACTGGGTACGATCGAGAACATACGCATTGAGGGTGACGAACTGAAAGGAACAGTCAAGTTTGATGAAGCTGATGATTTCAGCAAACAAATTAAAGCCAAATGGGATGCCGGTACTATACGAATGGTAAGTGCCGGACTTGACCCGATTGAACGAAGTGAAGATGCTGCTTACTTACTTCCCGGACAACGCTATGCGACAATCACAAAAAGCAAACTTATTGAAGTGAGCGTGGTGGATATGGGTGCAAATGATGATGCCCTGGCATTATATAACGATGGAAAACTAATTACCCTAAAAGCGGGCGGAAATAACGAATTTTTACAACCAATTAATAATCATTTAAAAGAAAAATCAATGAAACTCATTGCCTTAAAATTGGGTCTGTCTGAGACGGCAACCGAAACTGAGATTTTAGCCAAAATTGCTGAAATCACATTATCTGCCGGAACGGTTGCAAAACTGGAAGGTGTAATTGCTACGCAAAAGTTAGCTGTAGAAGGATTGGAAAAAACAGCCGACGAACAGAAAGTTGTTGCCCTTGCCGCCTTGGTTGATGGTGCTATCACGTTGAAACGTATCACAGCTGACAAACGTGAACAGTTAATCAATCTGGGAAAAACAATTGGTGTTGACGAATTGACAAAAACACTGGAACTGATGGCTCCATCGCGCAAACCGGGTGACTTCATTAATCTGGCTCGTGGAGGTGCAGAAACTACTGAGTACAAAAAACTGAGTGAAGTTCCGGAAGTGGAAGTTATCCGGTTACGATCAGAGGATAAAGAGAGTTATATCAAATTGTTCAAAGCGGAATACGGTTACGAACCGTCCATATAAGAACCCCTAGCCCCTAAAGGGGAATAAGACGTATTTTATAACAAAATCAATAATTCACAATTAACAAAGATGAAAAAAGTATTAGTATTTTGCCTGGCCTTAATGGTCAATTTTCTGGCGGGGGGCGTTATGTTTGCCGCTGTGGGTATCGCTCCGGTTGTGGGTGGAATAGCCCTTAATGTAGTTGCAATCGTGTCGCCTCTGTTTGGTGCACCGGTTGGTGTATTGAGAGCCGGTGTTTTCACCGAAGTTTGGACGGGTGAAATGATAAAAGCCTTCCGTAATTCTATGGAGTCTATTGGGTGGATTGCTAAGATACGCGATTACAGTCAGTATGCGGAAAATAACGTCATTCACTTTGTTGACTTAGGTGGTGATCCAACCGTATTGATTAATAATACCTCTTACCCACTCGGTATAGAAGATTTGACCGATACCGATAAACCGATTGGCCTGGATAAATATCAAACAAAACCTACCCGTATTACCGATGATGAATTGAGAGCTATTTCTTATGACAAGATGGCTAGTGTCATTGAACGTCACCGTGAAGCGATTGACCAAACCAAATATTCACGTGCATTACATGCCTTGGCTCCAACGGGAGATTCAACCGTAACTCCGGTACTGTTGACTACAGGACCAACCGCACCTGAAGGTGGAAGGAAAACAATTTTACGTGCTGATATAATCAGATTAAAAAAGGCGTATGATGTTCAAAAAATACCTGTTGCAGGTCGTGTCCTGGTATTATGTGCTGACCACATAAATGATTTATTGAATAACGATCAGAAATTTGCTGATCAATATCACAACTATACCACCGGTAAAATATCGAACATGTATGGTTTTGAAATTTATGAATATCAGGATAGTCCTTACTATGTAGTAGCGGCTAAAACAAAACTGGCATTTGGTGCAGTTCCCGGTATCACCCATCAACAGGCATCTGTTTCATTTTATGCACCACGCATGATGAAAGCAACCGGTACAACGAAAGCATATCATAGTGATGCTTCTAATCATCCTGAGACACAAGAGAACCTGTGTAATTTCCGTACCTATTTTATTTGTCTTCCATTGAAGAATCAAGGTCTCGGAGCAATCGTTTCAGATATAGTCTAACCAATTTGTAGAGACGTACGGTGTGCGTCTCTACATAACACACAAACATTATGTCAAGAAAAAAAGTAGTAACAGTTGCTAAGCCAACTGTAATTAAACCGGTTGTAACTGAAACAACTGAAACCGTTGTGGAAGTAGTTCCTGTAACTGAAACAACTGAAACGGTTGTGGAAGTAGCTCCTGTAACTGAAACAACTGAAACCGTTGAGGAAGTAGTTCCTGTAACTGAAACGACTTCAACCGAAGTGGTAGAAGAAACTTTAAAGGAAGTGGAATTGCCTGTATTTCCTGCCACTGAAACGGTAGAAGCAAGTAAAACATCTGCATTTGAGGATGAGTCTGAAAAGCTATTTAAGGAATATCCGGATGCAACTTCATTTCATTTCTCCAGTGATGGCCTGGCATTTTTTACTCACAACGATGCCCGTAATCACGGAATCACGTTAACCGACAAACAAGTCGTTTCTAAAGTACGTAAATAAACCAATTCTGTGTGTGTTCAACGTTTCGGGTTGTCGGGTATAGAATCCAAAACCCGGAACAATGAACGACAGGAAAATAAAAACAACTATGTTACCACGCGTAAAGATAATTTTTCAAAACGGGGCACTGGGCTCCACAGTTGCATCAAACGATGCAGTTGTAGGCATGGTTGCTACCGGTGTGGCTGTGGTTGGTAAATTCGTACTGGGTACGGCTTACCTGATTACCACGCTCGACGGGTTAGCGGCATTCGGTATCACTTCAGCAGTGAACGATGTAAATGCCCGGATTTATAAGGCAGTCAGCGACTTTTATTCTGAAGCACCATCCGGTACCAAACTTTGGATATTGGCAGCTGCCGATACTGTAACCATGACCGATATGGTAGATGTGACCAAAACGTATGCAAAAAAACTGATTGACGCTGCCAATGGTGCAATTAATTTCATGTTTGTTGCAAAATCGGATATCGTTGCTTATGCACCTGTTTTATTGGGTGCCCTGGATACGGATGTTTCTACCGCTATGGCCAAGGCTCAGGCATTGGGTGATTGGTCGGCAGAAACGAAGTTTGCACCAATGTTCACCATTTTGCCGGGACGTCATTATAGTGGGGTTTCTGCCAGTTTGACCGATTTGTCAACAATGGCATATAATCGTGTTTGTGTACTGATTGGAGATACGGTTACCGGGAGTAAAGGTGCTTCGGTTGGTTTATTGGCCGGTCGTATTGCTGCTATTCCGGTTCAACGCAGTATTGCCAGGGTAAGAACCGGTGCCATAAAAGCGACTTCATTGTTTATTGGGTCTGAAACTGTAGAAAACGGTGCTTCTGATGTAATCAACGATTTAGGGTATATAACCTTCAGAACTTTTGTTGGTAAGGCCGGCTATTATTTTACGGATGACAAGTTGGCTACAGATTCAACCGATGACTATGCTCTCATTCCGAGACGAAGGGTTATTGACAAGGCTTACCGTATTGGGTATAAAACACTGGTGAACGAACTGGGTGAAGAAATAGCGGTGACTGATGAAGGTTGCCTTCCCGCTCCAATCGTAAAGAGTATTCAGAACTCAGTAGAAACGGAAATTGAAAACGGTATGCCGGGCAACCTGGGTGTTGATCCGGGAAATCCAAAGGATACAGGAGTTGAATGTTTCATTGACTACACACAAAATGTAGTAGCTTCATCTACCCTGGGTGTTAGTTTGAAGGTAAAACCTTTCGGGTACTCGAAATACATTAATTTGTATTTGGGCTTTAAAACGGCAAACAATTGACAATTTAATCATTTACAATTTACAACGAAGTAATATGGCTTTTGATAGTAGAGAATATGAATTCGCCGACCTGACGCTTGTGCTGGGAGGTAAGGATATTACCGGATTCCGGGGTATCAAGTACACAACCAAACAGGAGAAAGAACCTGTATATGGGAAAGGAAATGAACCGCTGAAGATTCAGAAGGGAAATAAAAGTCATGAGGGTGAATTGACCATTCTGCAAAGTGAATACGAAACGCTTGTGGCAAACAGTCCTGACGGTTCATTATTGTCACTTCAACTTGATGCGGTGGTTGCTTATGGAAATCCGGGCAATGGTGACATGTTGATTACCGACGTGTTGCAAGGCCTACAGTTTACTGAAGAAAGTAAGGAAGTGAAACAAGGTGACAAGTTCATGGAGTGCAAGCTTCCGTTTATCTTCCTGAGAAAAAAGGCACAAACGCTGTAAGAATTTACTATTTCATAATTTACAATTTACAAAACCCGCTCGATAAAAGCGAGCGGGTTTTATTAAGAAACTTGTTTCCTTAGCTCAGTTGGTAGAGCGGCACGCTGTTAACGTGATGGTCGGTGGTTCGAACCCACCAGGGAGCGCAAATTAAAATTCATTATAAACAACAATACACACAATGGAAGATCAATTAAAAGGACAGGCAACGCCTGATCAGATTAAAGAATGGAAAGCAAAACATAAAAGTGTTTATGCTATTAAAGTGGATGGTCATGTCGCTTATTTGAAAAGCCCTGACAGAAAAACAATGTCTTACGCCAGTGTCGGGGGAGCAAAGGACCCGATTAAATTTAACGAGATATTGATGAAAGGATGTTGGTTGGGTGGTAGCATGGAAATTCAGACCGATGATGAACTGTTTTTTGGTGCCGGAAAACAACTTGCTGAAATCATTGTCGTAAAAGAGGCAGAACTGGAAAAGCTATAAAGGAAGGTGAGGTAAAACCTTCCGAATGGATACGAACAATAGATGCTCAATTACGATATTACCTGCATATCGATCCGGACTTACTTTCTGATGTAGAATGGGCAAAAGCCTGGAACGATTTGATCTGGATACGAAGCAAAGAAGCTGAGGCCAATAAATAAATGATTTTTACAGATTCACACAAATGAGCACAATATACGAATACATACTGAAGCTAAATGCCGACATGAACGGTATTGTTGTTGTGAATAAAGCACTTCAAAAGACAGATGACCTTTGCGTGAAAGCTCAAAAGTCGGCTGTCGGATTGGGGACTAAATTAAAAACTGCCTTCAGCTCCATCCCCGGAGCTGATTTTGTTACTAATCCCATTGTGGCAGCTACAGCGGCTCTGTTTGCATCAGGTAAAATGGCAATGAGTTTCGATGAGGCTATGGCAAAAGTAAATACTACCGCGCAATTGGCACCTGATAAACTTAAAGCATTGAAAAACGAATTGATTGACATGGGAACAAAAGCCGGTGCCGATTTATCCAAAATACCGGATGCTTATGAAAAAATAATTAGTCAGACAGGTGATGTTGCTTTGAGTACTGATATTATGAAGCAATCATTACAAGGTGCTAAGGCGGGATTTACGGATCAGGATGTTGTTGCAGGTGCTTTGGCTCAAACGCTGTCACTGGTTGGAAAAGAAAATACCAATGCACAGGAGGTGTTGGATACTATGTTTGCTGCTAAAAGGGTTGGTGCGGGTGAATTTAAAGATTTTGCACGGTATATACCAGGCCTTATTGCAAGTGGTTCAGCGTTGGGTGTAGGATTTAAAGAGACAGCCGGACTATTTGCCTTTATGACCGGAAAAGGACAAAGTGCGGAACGATCAGCTACCCTTATGGAAAATGCTTTTACAGCATTGGGTAAAAGTGAAATTACAAAAGGCCTTGAAGGTGCCGGAGTAAAGATATTCAACAGTGATGGTTCCATGCAACAAATGGACGTTATTTTTGGACAGTTGCAGAAAAAGCTTGCAGGCTTTGGAACAAATGATAAAGCAAAGTCAGGATTCCTTGAAAGCATTGGACTTAAAGATGCCCAGGCCAAACAAGCCTTCATGGTTCTGGCCAGTGATGGACAAAAATTAAAGGAGGTACTTCATGATGTTTCCAATGCACAGGGTGAAACGGCAACGGCCTTTGGTCTATCTGCAAACCCAATGCAAAATATTTCACTGTTGTGGTCACAGGTACAAAAATTGGCTATTTCTTTTGGAGGAATTCTCTCAGTAGTATTAGTTCCTATTCTTTCAACTTTGATGTTGGTATTGACTCCAATTGTAAATGTATTGTCCTGGTTGTTTACTGAAATTTCCAATGGCAACCCGATAGTAATTGGACTTACAGTTGCATTAGCCGCTTATGTAATAGTGGCAAATGGAGCTGCAATAATTTCGGGAATTGTATCAGCGGCAACAGCGGTATGGACGGGAGCGCAATGGTTACTTAATGCTGCAATGACGGCAAATCCAATAGGATTAATAATTGCAGGAATTGCCGTATTGGTTGGACTGGTTTACGCCTGTGTTAATGCCTATGATACCTGGGGTGCAACCGTATTATTCCTTATGGGACCTTTTGGTATGATTATTAACATGGTTATGGCATTGAAAAATAACTGGGATTCAATTAAAACAGCCTTTACAGATGGCGGTATAATTGGAGGCCTAAAAAGAATTGGCATTGTCTTGCTTGACACCGTTCTTTATCCTGTTCAGCAACTTTTAGGTCTACTGGCAAAGGTGCCAGGTATGTCTAAATTAGCAGGTGGAGGTGAGAAGTTTATTTCCGATATACGAAAAAGCATGAATTTAGTTACACCAGATTCTGCGGATAAGGTAAAAAAGAAGGTAGGCATTTCAACACCGGCAATACCGGGGTTTCCGGACTTAGGCGGTGGGGGTTCTGGTGGTGGAGCGGTAGCAACTAAGGCAGGGACTGAAAAGGTTGCAACTGGTGGAGCCCGTAATACTTCCATAAATATCAATTTGGGTAAAATGGTTGAAAATATAGTATTCAGTGGTGGACTAAAAGAAAATGCACAGGACTTAACCAGGCAAATTGAAGAAATAATGCTTCGGGTGTTGTATGCAGCTGAATCTGCTAGTTAAATACCAATTACACGAATTAAAACGAATTACACGAATGATAGACCCGATAAAAGATATTAACGAAGCGACTAACATTGCACTTATAGCGCAAAATGCGTTGGGCTTTGCTTTGCCTCCGTTCATTCCGTTCCGGGATA